CCAGAACGGGAGCGGCTGTTCTTCGAGGAAATAGGACGCGCCTTTGCCCAGTAGGAGCACGTCGAGATACGATTATTCCGTGTTTATACCAGATTAATAGTCAGCCCGGTTGTCGATCTCGTGGCGGATTGCTTTCAGTTGACGCTGCTCGAACTCGGTGGTGCGGATCCCGCGCCAGTCCTCGGCGGCGTGAATGAGCGCGGCGTAGATGAGCTTCAAGACGGCGCGCTCGCCAAAGGCATGCGGGATCACTTTGGCACGCCGACGCGCCTCGCCGAACAGCCGCTCGGAAAGATTGGTGGTGCGGGTCGCCCGGCGAGATGGCCGAGCGGGAAACGCAGATGTGTAATGCACGCCTCGAAGTCGTCGTCGAGGCACGCCACCGCCGATGGCAGATCCTTGCCATATGTCGTCGCGATGTCATCGCGCAGCAGGCACGCCAATGCCAGCGAGGCCGCCTGGTAACAGGCCGCGGCGCGTGCCTTGAACTCCGGCCAGACGTTCTCGGGCACTTTGCTCTGCAGGTTTCTCATCTTGTGCGCCAGGCAGCGCTGGCGGAGCGAGCGCGGCAGGCATTCCTCGATCGCGCGGATCATGCCAGGCGCCCCGTCGCCGGCCACCAGCAGCGGGTCGGGCTGGCCGCGCCGGCGCATGTCCTGGAAGAATTCCTTGCAGCTCGCGGTGTCCTCCTTGGTCCCTGGCGCCAGGTGCAAGAGCGACTTCTTGCCATCGGCCAGAATGGCCCAGGCCGCCAGCACCGCCTCGCGCGGCTGGCCCGGATGCAGCCGCTCGGCGATCCCGTCGACAAACAGGTAGGTGACTTCAAACTCCGACAGATCGCGGCTAGCAAAGGCCTCGTACTCGCCCACAGCCGCTCGGTGACCTCGCTGACCGCCGTCCGGCTCAACAGGCTGCGGCCGTCGACGTCGGCAAACGGCGCCTCGATGTTGCGCCTCGACGGCCCGCGCGCATACATGTCCACCGCCAGAGCCTCCAGCTCCTCGGTGTGGCCCCGCACCACCTTGCGAATGCGCGAGCGAAACGGCTTGCTGCGGTCGGTGATCTGCGGCGCGCTGTAGTCGATGGCGCCCCTCCGCGCTCTTCACTTGGCCCGTTCGGTAGCCGTTGCGATGCCCAATGCTGGGAGCGGCGTCACGGGCGTAGTACTCGCGCCCCAACGGTCAACAACCGGCTGCAATGCAGCGCGAACTCAGCTCTTGATCGGAACTTTCCCTAAATTTTCGTGCAAGCTGTTGATATGGCGCTATAGGTTTATGCCTCGCAGGCATGAAATATAAGATTTATAGTTGAAATAGGTGGGCATATGAGATCTTGGATGCTCATGTAAGTCGCTACCGTGCCGAACCCGGGGTCGCCCCCTGCTGCGCGAGAGCGGCAAGGTCAAGACACGGACCCTGCAAAGCCTGTCGCACTGGCCGCCTGAACGGATCGAGTTGTTGCACGGTGTGCTGCGCGGCGACCCGCTGGCGCCAACCGGCGAGGGTTTCGCGATCCTGCAGTCGCTGGCGCACGGTCACGTGCTGGCCGCGCTGGAGACGCCGCGGCGCATCGCGCTTGACCGTATGCTGCCGCGCCGCGGACCGCAACGTCGGCGCAACCTGGCGCTGGCGATGATTATCGGCCGGCTGCTCGAACCCGCTGCCAAGCTGGCCACCGCCCGCGGGCTCGACCCTGAAACCGCAAGCTCTTCTCTGGGAACGGTGCTCTGATCGACACGCTTGTGGAGCTCACTGCGTGCGCGCTCATCTTATCATCGCGATCGCGGCCGATCGGCGGCCCCACCGATCGGGTAAGCGTAACTACGTCCCGTTGATGATCATCTGCCTCGCCGCTCTGCTCGTGCTCGGCCGGCACCTGCTCGCGTTGATCATGTAAGTGGATTACCAAACCGGACGAGCACCGCCGCGGGGCTTAGGGACAGAAGCGGAGGTCGTCGCGTTCGTTCTCGTAATCCTCCATCGCTTGGTGGAGGACGTTGTCGGATGGCAAAGCGCGCAGTGCTTGTGAGATTTTCTTCAGGGTCGCCTCGTCGTAAGCGACCGGTTTGGGACATTGGCACGTGGTCGAGCGCGTGGTGCTGCAGCCGGCCACGACCAGAACCGTCGCGAACGCCGTGACGCCCATCCCCGCCTTCGATATCATGCGCGTATCCCTTGCCCACCTCCCGCACCATGACCAGAGCCTAGCTCGCAATCAAGACGGAACTGCACTCTCACCATAGCCGGCGCGATCACCTTTCGCTCGCTCCGTTCAGGAACGCTTTTGTTCAGACGCAGTGGAACTTCGCCGAAGGCTTCCCGATAGTGAGGCAAATGGCATCAGAGATGGGGGCTTTTCCACCAGGCGGCGAGCTCGGCGACCGTGCCGGCAAAGCGGCTGCGATCGCATTGGCCAATCCCCGGCACTGGCAACCCATCGGAACCGGCGCGACCATCGGCGTGCTGCCACAGCTTCCAATTCGACCAACCCGGCGGACAAACCGGGCGGGCGCCATATGCAGGTAACCACAGCGGGCACCGCGACAAGACGGCGTTCGGGAACCCCGTTCCGCGCTCGTCGGGCCCGTAGCGGCTGATATAGACGAGCGGCGCATGGCCGGTCGCCATATGCAACCGCGCCGCGGCTTCCGCGGTTTGTGCAACCGTCACGGTGCCGCCAATCCCGTTCTGCTCGGCATCGAGTGCAAGCACGGGGCAGCCTTCTGCTACCGAAAGGAAGTTTTCGACCTGGAGCTCCGGTGCCGAATCATCGAGAAAATGATAGGCCCCGACGAGCAACCCGGCGGCAGTTGCGGCGGCGAACCGTTGAGCGAACGTCGCATCGATCCATTGCGAGCCCTGTGTCGCCTTGAGGATCACCGCGGCGATTCCCCCTGACTTGGCCCTTGCGAAATCGACTGGCGCCTGCCAATGACTGAGATCAATCACAACATCAGATGTGATCGGGGGAATATAAGGTACGGGCGCCAAGTCTGAAGACGACGGCATGTTGCCGAAAAAACGCAAGGGGATCACTGGTGAAATAGCCCCAGGATCGCTTGCTTGAACTGCGCTAAGGCGGTCGCCGCGGCGACGATTCCACCGCCGAGCCAAAGAGCAACCCGCAGACTGAAGCGTCCGCGGTCGGCAACTGTAACGAGTTCCTCGACTTGATCGACGAGCCCCTTGCGACCTTTGCCGTCGCCGTGGAGGGCGTGGTGGATCTCCTCGATATCGCGACGGATCAGCGCGAGCTGAGTCTCCACCGGATACGCCCTCGGGCGATCATCCATGGGCGGCATACCGCACCTGAACCCGGCGGCTCGGCCAGTGGTTAGCCCCGGGTGTCATCTTCTGCGTCCAACGATCCTTATTCCGCGGGGACCAAAGCTCAGCGTCTTGGTCTCGCCGCCGACTGAGATGCAGCACTCGCCGGTCGCTTCGTCCGCCGTGATGATGTCGCCCGGCACATCGGTATAGCTGTCGGTACGCACGATTTTCCAGCGGCGTTTATCTTCGGTGCTATGCCAGGATTCAAGCTTCATTGTGCAATCCCCAGGAAAGTCCATGCGAGACTTGCCAGCGTCGCGTCCGGGGTCGCCGGCGCGACCACGGTAAGCACGTCCCCGGCATTGAAGACCGTCGCCGCACCCATCGTGAACGTCGCCGCGGTGGCTGATGCGGCAAAAATCATGGTTCCGACACTCGCGCCATTCTTTTGAATATCGAGGGTTGTCGTAGCAGTCGGCACCGTCGCCGCAGTACCCCGGCTGCCAGAAAGCCCGACGGGGAAGGTCACCGACACGGCGAACACATAGCTTTGGAGCACAAGATTCGCGGTAGGCTTGCCGGTGTAGGACCCACTGACTACTGTCGAGGATGCCTGCCCGGTACCCCTGACCATGTATGTGTACGCCGGGACCGAGGCAAGGCTCTGCAGCCCGCCGCCGACGATGTTCATCGATGGGAATTTCAGGTAGATAGGCTGCCCGACCAGTGTGCGCGGGTAGGAGAACCGACCGATTGCCTGGTCGAGGCGCGCGAACAGCGTTCCCGTCGGATGATCCGCGATCGTGCTGCCATAAACGCCGCGATAGAGCGTTGTCAGGTTATATTTAGAGGTCACCGTAAGGGTCGCGGTCTGATAGGCGAGGAGTTCGCCGCCGACATAGCACAGGGTAACAAGATTCGCCGCATCCGCCGCCGACACCGAGGCAAGCTGACCCTGGCTTTCCGTCAGATCGACCGAAAGAGTATTGGTCGTATCGGGCGAGGAATGCGAAGGCAGATCGACAGTCAGCGTCCCCTGTTTTGCCGGCGAGGACACCATTCCGGCAAGAGCGTAGGAATTGCCGTCGCTCGAGATCCAGACCTGTGCCCCGCCCCAATTTGAGCTACCCGATAGCGCAACCCAGATTTCGAGATCGCCGGTCAACAGCCCAGCTGGCGGCTCGAAGATGATCGGCGGGTTGGCATTGCCGGGATCCGAACTCCAATTCGGAACGAAGCCGCTACTCGGCTGCTTCGGATAGAGCGAGGCCGTGGAATAACCGCCGAAGAAGTCCTCGGCGGTAATCGACAGCGTTCCCTCGTCGTCTTCGTCGACCGCGGTGATGCGCACCGTCAGCGCCGAGGCACCGAGACGCACATCACTGATCTGAACCAGGTCCATCGGCTCGAGTAGGCAATATTTCCAACCAAGCTTAAAAGTGTAGGTATTGCGAAACAGCAACGCACGCTGCAGCAGGAGCTGGGCGACAATGGGGCCGACGTTTGTCGGGTCGACGATCGCGCGCGCCTTCAGCGAAGTATCGCGGCGGACGCCGTAAAGATCGATGGATGCCTGGTCGAAAGCCTCGATGATAGCGGTATTGTAGTTGTTCGATCGATCGAGGCACTCGAGTTGGACAGAGTTGGTAGCGTCGGCAGGGGTCGACCGCGTGATGTGGACGGGATCGTCCTTGAACCCGCCGGTGATCTGACCCGAGGCGGTGCGCAGCGCCGGCCCGCTTGGCGTCACCCCGGAACTCGTTCCGATACTAGATTCCTGAACAATGAAATCGTCTTCGCCGAGACTGTATATCGGCGTCGTGTTCGGCCTGTAGGTGGTGCCGTAACCCGTCACTGTCTGGTCGCCGTAGGGTACAAACTTTAACAGGCCGCCCGACCAGACAATCGCGCTATTAGTGATTTTGGCGATGTCGGAAAGGTGCTGTTGCGCCTCCTGCTGTACATCGAGCAGTGGGGACAGCATGATTCCGAGCGCCTGGCAATATGTTGAGTAGAGTGTCAAATCGCCGAGGTTTGCGGCGGGGAAGCCAGCCCCATAGCGAGGATTGGTCAGAAAGTCGGAGACGATCGAGGCCGGATTAGCGTCGAGCGCATTGGTGCCGCTGAACGACAGAATGCCGTGCACCTCGAACGAGAAGTTTGGGAGAGTCGCGGTGTTGCCCATTGCGTAATTGTTGGCGACGACATTCGCGGTTCCGGAATAGCCGAGGGCCGCGGCGGCATGGTTCGTCTGCCAATACGAATCGGGAGCCTGACCGTCGCCTCCGAGATTGACCCCCGCCGGGAGCGAAGACAGCGTCCCGACGTGTTTGTCCCACCACACCGTGCCAATCCCGGCAATCGGCCCCTGGCAAACGCCCATAATGACCGAGGCAGTATAGTTGTACTGCTGGCCGCCGCCCTTACCTCCGCCGCCGCCCTTGCCTTTGCTGCCTTGGCGCGACGCCGGCGTCGCTTTGAAGTCGTCGTACTCGATCAGGTTCGGCGAAACCTTAGTGGTGCCGTAGATCAGCGGGATGACACCGCCCTGCTGTGAGGTCTGGAATTGTAGCGAGCCGATTGCCTTCTGCTGCTTGGCGTTCGAGCCGCGGCTGAGGGTGCCGCCCATGTCAGTCCCCGGGCGAACTGGCGGATTGACCGTCAACAATCATGTTCGGCAGTTCCGTGTGGCGGTTATCCGAGGGTCAATAGCAGAGGTTGGAAACGGGTCAAAAAACCGCACCGGGCGACCGACGAGCGGGGGCTGGTTCGCATCGGCATAGACGACCCCCGCATTGTGCCAGGCATGGATCAGCCGCGGCCACTCGACGACGATCGCGCCATGAGCGAAGCAGCGGCCGAACTTGAACACAGCCACATCGCCCGCTCGGGGCGGCCACTCGATCTCGCGCGCGTAGCGCATGATACCCTCGAGATACCGCTCGGCCTCGCGATGCAGGTTCCAATCCGGCGGGTAGAACGGTACGTCGGTGTGCGGGATCACGCCCGCTGCCTCATAGACTTCGGCGAGCAGCATAAGGCAATCGGCGCCCCCGCCTTTGATCCGTCCCATGTGGTGATAAGGTGTCCGCAGCCAAGTTTCAGCCTGGGCGATTACCTGAGACCTCTGGTTCATACGGCCGTCTCCGGAGTCGGGATGTAGGGAAAGCCGCCGAAGTGAATGGCGTTTGTTGAACACGTTCATACAGGTCGCGATTGTGCGGTCGCAGCCAGCGAGAAGCTGGAACTCGTCACCGCGCGCGACAGGTGAAAGAAACGCGAGTTTCACATAAACCCAGCCGCCGCCCATGTTAGCGATCGTGCGGCTCGACCCAGCGTTTGCCCCAGTCACGCCGACGATGGTGCCCTGGATGTAGAGGTTCGCCGGGCTCGCGCTGACGGTCGTCGCGATTTGCGTCTTTGTCGAGCCGAGAACGTCGCCTGCAGGCGCGCTCGATTGAATTGACACATCGCGTCGCCAAAGACGTGGGTGCAAGATGACTGCCACAGCCGGCGCGGCATCTGAAGGTGCGGCTGCAATCGATATCCGAGATTCGGCCGGCAAAGAGGATCACAGTTCCTGGGCTGGTATCACCATAAGTCGGCATGAAGGCTCGTTCGAGCTGCAAGAGCGCGCCGTCGAGCTGCCCTTGCCAGGCCGCTTCCAGGAACGGCACTGCGCCAATGACATCGGTCGTCTCGGGATAGACCTTGACATCGAGCTCGTCGACCTGTGTACCGATTACGACCTTCGTCTTAGATCGTTCGAATTTGGGGCCGAGCGCGAAGCTATAGCCATTCGCGGTGAGCGCGGTCGGCGCTGGCGAGTACCGAAGGATCAAGCCACCGACCAGCGTGAGGGTGTAAAGGTCGGCCATGATGAACTGAGCGCTACCTCCTAGGAGCGCAACCAGCGCTGCGCTGGCGGCCTTCACGGCCGCACCGAAATGAAAGTGAGCTTTTTCAATTGCCACAGCCGATACATAAAGTTCTCAAACTCATATTTATCCTCGATAAACCGGCAACGGAAGTAATAAGTGAAATCGGCGGTGATGATAATCCCGCTACCGGGGGCGGTATTGAATGTCACCAATCCGGTATCGGGATCGACACCGTAAGTTGTACCGCTTTGTGTGATTCCATTTAGATAGATCGCGTGGACTACATTTGGCGCAACAATAGGCTCGAAGAAGCCGCCGCTGGGCAAAGTTGTACCCATTGCACGCTGGAGCTGGAAGATGGTTGTGCTAGCGTTGCCGATGCCAATCTGCTGCCCAGAGACTTGGCAATCACTGGGGTCCTGAAATAGAAATGTGCCGAAGGCCCCCTGGCAAAGCATAAAGAATCCGACCAGCGTTCTCAGCTCGTCGTACCCTGCTGCCGGGTTATCACGAAGGAAATCGTAGACGAGCGCAAACTGCCATAACGGATAGGGATAATCAAGTGCCCTCAATTCTCGCCCTGACACCGCGCGCTGGATGCGGGTCTGAAACGTCGGCGTCTTTGTTACGCTCCAGGCCAGCCCGGGCAATGTCGGGAAGATCAAAGCCATCAGGCCGCCCGCAGGGCCGAGCCGTTGCGCAGCGCCTTGTTCAGGGCAGCCACGAGCAGGCTGCCATTGCTTTGGAAGAACCGCTTCACGTCCTGGCTGTCGATTGCGGAGACGTTTATCACCACCGGACTAGCGCCCGCGCCGGCCCCCCCATTGGCGGAGATCATGCCTTGGAGACCTTGGCTGATATTGGCAGGCAGAATCATCTCGTTCTGGTGCACCATCGCGAGCTGATCCGACGGGACTACCCAGCCGCCGGCAGCCGACGCGATCCCTCCCGCCGCGGCCATGACCGTAGCCTCTCCCGCCGCGGCGGGTCCAGCCGCCGCTGGCCCCATGATTGGTGCCAGGAACGCAAAAATGCCGGCGAACGCCTGCGCGGAGTCGGTAACGATGTTTTTGATCGCGTTCAATGCCTTCATCGCCAACCCGGCTGCCAGTCCCTCGCCTTCGGCCGCGGTACGTGCCGCGGCGCCGGCCTCGGTTGCGGTCGTCATGGCGAGCTCGCTGGCGATCCAATTGGTCACCATCCTGACGCCGAGGCTAACAAACTCGCCGATGATTGACTGGGTAATGTTCGCTACCGCTCTTTGCAACGTGGTCGTGCCCAAGATCATGCCGGTGATCGACGTGTCGAATGCCCGCTGGATTGGCTGCATTAGGGTTTGCCAAGCTCGTTGGCCGTTCTGCACCGCTTGAATTTCGAGCTTCTGCCTGTCGGTCAAAAACTTCTCGTAGGCGAGCCGCTCTTCGTTCAACAGCTTTTGCCGGGCGCTAACATCGTTCTCGGCTGCCCCGAGTTTCTTTTGGAAATAATCCTGGTCGAGCACCCATTTTGTCTCAAG